CACCTTAGAACAGGCTAAACAATATGCTAATAGTAAGGCAGATGACACCTTAGAAAATGCAAAGCAATACAGCAATACTAAAGCAGATGACACTTTAGAACAGGCTAAAACAGATGCCTCTCAAAAATATCTACCATTTACAGGTGGAACTATGGCGGGGTATTGTTTGATAAAACATCAAACAAACGATCAAGCTATTAGTATTATCGGCGGAAATTTTAACGGTAGTCAGTTATATGGAGGTTGCGTTTCATGCCGAGGTATAGATAACACTTATGAAGCAGGTAATGTAACAATACAAGCGGTTAATCCACAAACAAAAAAACTATCAACGCTCATTGTAGGCGATAACAAATTAAATTTTAATAAGCAACATATAGTTAGAAGTGTAAATGGGGTAAATGCCGATGATAAAGGTAATGTTAATCTTACCGATTATGTAAAGTTAGCATCAGCTCAAACTATTTCAGCTCAACATAATTTTTCAGCAGGTGTAAAAATCGGCGGTTGTTTAATTACAGTAGGTTAATATGGCACGCATAAAATTTAATGTAAATGGAACAACTTATTCAACTTGGAACCATACAACAAAACTAACTACTCCTAGTTTAATCTTAAATGACAATGGCACATTAAGATATACACCTTTGTTTGCTGTAAATAATGGTGCAGAGGCTACATTAGATAATCATTGGTATTACAGATGCGGTGCTTTGGCTGTTACACATAACAATACTAAGTACCATGTTGCAATCAGTCGAAGATATACAAACGTTTTATCGGGGACTATCAGTACAACTATTACACACAGCGGTAAAACTGATACGACTACAACAACTACAAGTAAGACCGTTACTCCTTCTGGTAAACATGATTTTGGCACTCGGTTTATTGGTCCAGGTACACAAACCGTATATGCTAATGTTACTGTTAATTACGGTGTAACTTTTTTACAGACACCCGCAATTTACATCTATTATGGCGGAACACTTGTAAGCGCAGGTACAAGTTCATGTGTGATAAGAGTATCAGCAACAGGTGTAAATTCAGGAACGTCGGGGTCAAATATACATATTGGCATTACGACTTATCTATTAACGGTTACAGGTAATGTTGCAACAACAACTACAACCTATCCAGATGAAACAAAATCAGCAGTTGCACAAGGTAATTTTAATTATGGTGTAACCTATCCTAGCGCACCGTCATTAACAGTAAATAGCGGTGGTATTTCTGCAACAAACAATACAGGTAACAAGTCGTTTTTAGCTAAAAAAACACTAAGCGGAACTGTTGCTTATAACAAATCAGCAACTTTATCACAGGCTTTTAAGGTTACTTTTAACGGAAATTTTGGATTAGGCTAATGGAACAGTGGAAATTTTGGAAGTGTCTCCCTATTGTAAAAGTTTCTGACAAAGGAAAAGTTTATGATTGTAAAAGAAATGTTCTTTGTGAAACAGAAACGATTAGCGGTCATGTTTACGTTTGGATTGATGTGTTAGGCGTCAAAAGATATTTGCTAGCACAGGTTGTAGCAGACACTTGGCTTGATAACCCTAACAATTATCATCTTATCAAGCATAAAGACGGAAACAATCTGAATAACTGTGTTTCTAACTTAGAGTTTGTAGAAACAATGGAAGACACGATCAATCATTCTAATGACAAAAAAAACATTGAGCGTTGGAAAGAAAAGATGAAAAGACAACATCAGGCATTTAGGAGCTTATAATGATTTATACAATAAGTTTAAAAGAAAATAAGATTGAAAAGAAAGATGAAATTTTTTACTTTGAAATGGCACAATCTTACGAACTTACAGATTTAGGCATAAACAAAATCATCTATAACGAAGATGCAGACGAATACAAGTACTTTGACAATACAAACAAAGAGCTTGATATAGAGCTTAACGAGTATCAAAAAACAGTACGAGATACAATCTTAACTACATTCCATTCTCTTTTTGATGCTGACGCTTTATTGCGATTAAGACAGAGAAAAATATATGACTTAAAAACACAATGTACTTTTAATAATTATTGTGATGTAAATTGTAATTTTATGTCTAGCTTTGGTGTTCTGTTACAAGGTGACAGACAACACATTGATTATTACAAGAACTTGTTAAATTACACAGAAAATAGCCTAGTAATTACTGATGTGACAGGCGAACAACAAGAAGTTACAAAAGAACAATTAAACACCATTATTGAAGAGGCTACAATTAACTTAGAGTATCAGCTAAAACAGCAACAACAAGCTATCGCTGACCTAAGCTCTTTAGCTGATGAACAGTCAATAGAAGAGTACAAGGCGATTATTACACCTTATAATTTCTTTAGCACTAATGACAATCAACCTGATATTGAAGATATTAGAATTAAAATTAAAAACGAATTGATGTATCCACAAACATTATCAGACGGTTTACTTGAATTGTCCGATCAATATGAGACAACAAATACAGAAAATCAAGATGCGATTATTGAACTATCAGATTTGGTTTGTGAGTTACAAGAAGAAGTTAAAAAATTAAAGGCAAAACAAGGAGCTTAGAATGAACACTTTATATTATCGTTATGTAATCATGGGTAAACGTACTGTTGACAGTATTCCTGCATCAAGACGTGAAGCTGTAAAAGAAATGCTAATCAAAAATGGTTACACAATAAATGATGACGGCAGCGTTTTTAAAACAGGTTTACCTGACACAGAAAATTAGTGTATAATTCGCTTCGATGTTTCATAGGTATAGGCACTAGCAATAGTGCCTTATCTTTTTATTTAGAGCATTGAGCAATTTTATAAAAGACTACGGATCCTACGCCGTTAAAATCAACCTCAAAGCCTTGATTAACCTCATCATCCTCATCATTTAGATAGAAGGAGCCTGAATATCCCCAGCGTTTGCAAACGACATCACTTCCATTTAAAGCTGAAATCCAATCAGGAGTAACAGGATCAAAATTAATTTCGTTTTTCGTTTGCTTATATCCTAAATGAACTATACCGTCACTTTGGCTAGCCCATAATACTTTAGGTGTAATATCTCTAGGCTTTGGTGTGCAGGCTGTTACGGTCAATAAAGCAATTCCTGCAATGGCTAATAGTTTTTTCATAAAATTCACTCTACTAAAATTTTGATAAATTCTCTTATATTTACATCATAATTATAAAAACAAATTCTGCTATTTTGTTTAATAAAGAAAACAAAATAGGAGAATACTATTATGCTTGATTATGACACGCCAGCTACCGTAACCCAACATTTTTATAATGGCATTGTGATACGTGCACATGTTCATTCTGAAAATGGTACTATATGGCTAGTCGGTGCTGATGTATGCAAAGCCTTGCAGATAACTAATCCTAGTTATGTTGCGAGCAAACTTGATAAAGCTAATGTTAAGCATCATTATCTTATTAACTCACAAGGAAAACAGCTTGTTACATGGTATTCTCCACGAGCTATTTATAAACTCTGCAAACAATCTAAATCTACACGTGGTTTAGATTTTCTTAAATGGTACATATCTATTCAATCTGATTATGTTCTAATTCCACGTGAAACAATGCTTAAACTCTTCGATGTTTTAGAAAAGATGAAATCTTTTATCTAATTTATATCGTTCTTATTGCTTACTTATATCGTCCTTACAGCTACTCTTTACGTGTTGAATAAATCAACATTTTTAATCCATACATTCAAACACAAGGAGTTTATTATGGGTGATTATGCTAGCAAAGGCTTAGCAAACGGTGTAGGTATTCCTGCATTAGTTCTAGGCTCATTAGGCTTTTTACAGTCAGGTGGTTTAGGCGGTATCTTCGGCGGTAATCAATCTGCAATGGCTTGCGCTATGAATAGTGGTGCCGTTGCTGTTATGGCTGAAAAGGATGCTGAAATCGGTCAATTAAAGGCTGAAAAGTACACCAACGATGAGGTTGCAAAAACTTACATCGCACTACATTCAGAACTAGGCAAAGTAAGTGACAGGGTAAATGACCTAGCTTTAGGTACTGAAAAGCGTTTCGGTGCCGTTGATTGTCAGCTAGGTGTTATGGCTACTGCTACTAACAATGCTATTCAGTCTCTGCAAAATACCGTAAATCATATTACTAATACTGTAATTCCTATCAGTGCTATCTGCCCTGAAGCTATGCCACGTTACAATACATGGACAGCACCAACAGCAGAAGCACCAAACACACAGCCTGTAACTGTTCAATCAAGAACTAAGGCTTAGGAGTAACGTATGAAAATCAGTGTAGAAAATTTTACTAAGGCTATTGATAAATGGGTAAACAATGATCTTTTATCAAAAGGATCACCTTTTCAAAAAGGGCTTACCTGCTTTTTGTACTTACAAGGCAAAAGCAAGATACAAGATATGCTATCTAAGCTATCTATCCTTGCTGATAGTGAGGGTAATTTTAACTACACTGATTTACAGAATAACCTTGTTAAATCATTTGACCTTATGGGAGCTGAATTTGCAATTCCTGTTATCGGTTATAACTTTGATAGAAACGATTTAAACAAGATTTTTGAATATTGCAAGGAGTATTTAGTAAATGACTAACGAACATATTACAATGTCTGATACATTACGTAATGCTGAAAATATGGCTGTTTGTACTATCAATTACCTGTATGAAGATACAAAAGATGATGAATGTTTAAGTTGTGAGGAAATGCAAAAATTAAAATACGCACTACAATCACTAAACGAAATTCATTGTCTGAAAGATAAAATCAAACAGACTAGAACTTTATAATTTTTTATAAAAAGTTTAAAAAATTTAAGCAGAAATTATAAAAATTTATAGCAAAAATAAAAATCGTGCCTATGTGTTTTAGACGATAAGCACGATTTTCTTTTGTACAAATTCCGATAGAGTTTAACTTTAAAAACGGCAGAAAAGGCAGGAAAACAGGGTAATACCTACACTCTGATAGGTTTAGTCTGTTTTAAATTCCGTGCCATGCACACCGTAAAGCACAGTTATAACATTTCAGATTTGCGCCCCTGAGAACAAGCCCGCAACATCTGAATTTTGTTATAGTCCCATTTTCTTTTTTAGTTCTGATACATCAAGGTTGTGAACTGATGCTATTGTTTGCACGATGATCTCTTGACGTTCAGCATCTAACATTTTCCATGCAACTTTGTAGCACTCTTTGACATAATCAATATTTTTTGGCTTATCAATAAGCGCTTGCAGCATCTCACGTGCTTGATCGTCTGTGTCTGCTTTCAGTCTAGATTTTACCAAATTTTCGTATTTTCCATCATATTGACGAACAATAAGCGCAGGACTTAAGGGCGCTTTATATCCTAAAGCCCGATAAAAATCGGCTTTTGTTTTAAATTCCACATCATAAACAGTAAACATTTTTTTTTATTTTTTTTTCTGTGCGTTTTACTTATATAGAGAAGTATATACGACTTTTTAAAATTTTTCAAATAAAATTTCTTTAAATTTCATGTACTTACACATTGTTTTATAATATTACACATAATTATTTATAAAAACACATTGACACACGTAATTATTTATATATACTTATAAGATGAAGAGCACATAAGGTGCTCAATAAATGGAGCTTAAAAAAATGACTGATAAAGAGTATTTACAAGAATACGATCAAGCTAATGAAGATGAACAAATGAATTGATGAATGGTGTCAAAAAGCATATTCAGATGATATTTTGTTTGTAGGGGGCTTAATTTCAGAACTTTTAAATTGTTTTCAATTATGGAAAAAGGATTTAATTTTAGCCTAAAAAAGGCTTTAAAGCAAAAAACTCTAAAGCCTTTAGAGTAAAACAATGAGCCTTAATAATAGCACATTAAGGCTTATAACATCAACTAGAGAGAGTAAGATAATGACTACATTCAATTTTCTAACTGGTAGAGCATATAAGGCAGGATCAGATATTGATAATGCTTTACAGAAAGCAATTAAAGATCGTAAATTAGAATTTACAGGATTTGCAACAATTACACAAGCAAGAAAGCAATTTATCAAAGTTAAGGCAGGTGCAAAAGGTATTAAATGCCCTATTAGTATCGCAGGCGGTCAAGTTAGATATTTTTATTTGTTTTCTATGCAAGATTTTACAACTTGCATTGATAAAAGGTCACAACGTGCACAGAAAGCAGACCCGAACAGCGATCAACATGATCGCATCATTAGATACACTCTACCTTGTAAAATTACAGATAAAGAAAAAAATGCGTTAATTGCAGCAGCTCACAATTTGACCGAACAAAGTCAAAAAGATGCGATCAAAAGACATAAAAATATGTATGATACATATATGTATGATGCTAACGTTGATATTGATACATATAAAGTCGATATATATAGACGTAAGCATGAATTAGAAAATTTGCAGGCACAAGCCCAGGTATCAGGCATTGACTATACTCAATGCGGTTATGATACAAACAAAGAAATTTTAAAAATTGATACTAACGCTAACGATATAGTTGATACTCAAAGCATGAGCGCATACGACTATAATTTGCAGAATGTGATTGAAAATAAAATCGTTCAAATATTAAAGTAGTAATGCGACTAACGTCACATGTTAAGATAAATTTACATAACTCTATATAAATATATTGACAATTACATAATTTTATATATAATGATTTATATAGAGTTTAATTTTTATGGAGTAGTAAAAAATGGTTAAAAAAGTAATATCTGACGGTTGGCACGAACAAAAAGACGGTACAAGCATTTACACTGAGAACGACATCATTATTAGAGCAATTAAGCGTGATCATAATGGTGTGTTTGTGCCTGCTCAGGTATATAAAAGCGTTTCTAGCACTAGCATGACCAGTGTCTGCAACTTAAAATATTCAACTTTTAAGCGTTCACACTTGTATTGCGTAAAATGAAAATGGAGTAAAAAATGAATATTGAAGATCTATATCACATTTCAGGCGAAAATGGTTTAGTGACTGAACTTGAACAAATTAAATTTACACCTTACTTTTTACACTTAATTCCTGATAACTGCAATTCAGAACATGACGATTTTGTTAAAATTGAAAGCATAGAAGATGTATTAGATGCATCTAATTGTGATTGCTTTTTTGCTTTTGATCATTATGAAGATGATTATATTTATGATAAGCGTTATTTTTATTTTGAGATCATAACTAAAAATACAGGTGACGTTATTCACACAATTATATTAGACGCTGAAAGCGATATTAGTATGATTGCAAAAGGGCTTGAAAGCACAGTTCAAATTTTAGTCGGTCATTATAACTATAAAACAAGTGACTTTTTTTATTCTAAAGCTGTAAATAATATCGGCGATCAAATCTTAACAGCAGATGAAACAATAAAAGATGAAATAAAATTTTTAAAAGAAGTGGCATTAGGTTATGCAGCAAGAGAAAAAGAAGAGTGCAGAAATGCACTAGCTGATTTCATCTTAATGAGAAAAAATCAAGGTTTAAGCCTTTTTGAAACAGAAGAGCAAAAACAAATTTTTATAAATCATTGTTTAAGACAATTAGAAGAATAAAACAAACAAGCAAAATCAGGCGGTCAATATGATCGCCTTTTTTGTCTTTAAATGGTGCATTGTATAAGCTAATAAACTAATGAAAGTGAAAACGATATATATATGTATGAAAAAATTTGACAACGTTAATGCAAATGGATATAACAATGACTAGCTAATGAGCGCGCACACGTCTTTATACTTTATCTTATCAAACAAACATAAACACATCTAACTTACACTTACTACACATCTAATTACCAGTATGGCAGCAGTACCAGGTCACTTATATGTACACGCTTATGACTATACATATACAGACAACAAAGAAAACAAAAGCAAAAAGGTGAAAGGGTGAAAAAACAAAAAAAAGGTAATATCAATCTTAGAAAATGCTTTGATTTCCGATTTCATTCTTAAGTCTGCTAGTGCTGCTGCTGTGCTGTTTGTTCTGTTCTCTTTGCTTTGTCTTAGCATTGTCGTGGTGTTAGTGCTTATATTCAACTCTATACAATCATGCTCATGTCTTTATCTATTCAGCTTTAAGAATTTCATACTAACTTTTGCGACCATGTTTGTGACCGTTTAAAGATTTTGCATCTGCTTTTGTGTGTGTGTCTTTTCGTCACATGTTACGGAGGATTTGGTGAGCCTGTGCTAACGGCTGTTGCGTGGTGCTAACCGATGATGAATTACGCACCCCATAGCCCCCAAACGCACGCTCGAACCTCTATATTACCCCACGTAAAATTTTTTGTAATTTTCAAATTTAGCCCCATACAAATTTTTTTTTTGATTTTTTCAATTCATGCCCCATGTAAAAAAAACGTTTTACCTAAATTCACTGAAATATCAAAGTGATAAATAGTAAGTGTTTAAATAAAGTAAAACAGATGATTGACAATGTTAAAACACTATACTACTATATACACATAGACGGTTAAGACGTACTAACGATGTTTTAATTTTGGCTCTATATGGCGTTAGTACGGCTTAATAAGGGTATGGTGTAAAGGTAGCACAAAAGGTTTTGATCCTTTTAGTAGTAGTTCAAATCTGCTTATCCTTGCCATTCTTTACTTATGAGATGCTAAGAAAAATATGAGTTACGGGTGCGACTGTATTTGTGTTTTGATTGGCATTTCATAAGTACAGAATGAGTTTGTTTTAAATTGATATGTAAGTTCTTGGATCACTTGTTCTGTACTCTTTGAGATGCTGCAAAAGGCTTGCCCGTGAGCCTGCAATCACGGTGCACCAGTTTTTTTTTTACTTAAGTCCTAGTTGATATTCATTAAAAGTGAATGTAGTCATAGCCCCTTTTCCCTGTTAAGGGGTTAAGGGGTATTTTTTTATGTTTAGCTTAAAAGGCTTAACACCTTACTTATGGGCTATATCTGTATTAGGCGGTGCTTATATAAGCTATTCGCTTACAAGTTCTTACTATCAGATAAAGATAGCTGTATATGAAAAGAAACAAGCGCAGGTGCTTAACCAGGCTTTAGAAGATAAGGCTAAAAAAGAAAATGTTTTTAACGGAGTATTAGCAGATGCACAAAGTAATATTGCGCTTGACGTTCAACACATTACATCTACTTATAATCGGTATCATTTTAATGGGCTGTTTAGTGATACTGACAGCGTGCACACAGACACAACCGATAGCGGTCAAGGCTTGTCCACAGATACCACAGCTGCCAAAGCAATTTCACAAAGTACCTGTAAATGCCCTGGAACAGACAAAGCAAAATTTCAAAGACTTTATGAACAGCAATTAGTAATTGCGCGTGATTGTGACATCACCGCAACTTATTACAACAATTTAATTGATTTATACAATGGAGTAAAACAATGACAATGTATGAATGTTTTTTTACTTTATTAGCACTTGGTGCTTACATGGTAGCAATTCTATTTTGCGCAAATTTTCTTTCTAAGTCATTTGATAAGTGGTGCAAATAATGTTTGCTTTTTATCTAATTATTGTTTTTGCCTTATGTTTAGTTTTCTTATCTGTTGCCTAATTTCAGCATTAGTGCTGATGATAGGTCATTTATTAGCGGAGTTATATTGGAGTTATTATGACTGATACTGTTTTTAATCCAAAGCATTATATGCAGGGTTCACATGAATGTATTGACGAAATTCAGGCTATGCTTAGTCCTGAAGAGTTCAAAGGCTTTTTAAAAGGTAATGTTATCAAATACAGATACCGTGCTAACCTAAAGAATGGCAAGGAAGATTTAGCTAAGGCAGATAACTATGCTTACTACTTAATGCACGGCTGTTTTAAAAAGGTAAAAGATAATGATAGCGTTAGTGATAATTCTAATAATGATCCTGTGCCTGATGTATTTGGATATATTATAAATAATTCTAACAATCTGCTTTCTGGGTTAGAAAAATTAGATCAGGTATTTAAGCATTATAGATTTAGAGATACCTATAGAGGCGAAAAGATTACAAATGATAAAGATTTGATGTCTTTTAACCTGTTTGATGCCTTAAAGCAAATCGTGCCTATTGCTGAATTAGTAGCGCAGATGTACAGACAAAAAGATATTGATAAAAACACTGTTACAACTTTAAGTTACATTTCTAGACACATATGCACAGGTAGTGCAAGGACTATTGATAAAGATGATCCTAATTTCGATAAATTTCTAATTGTCTTTAAAGATAAAAGCAACTTGCATTTAAAAGTCCCTCGTGGATATGATTTTTTAGATGTATTTAAACCTAACAATATTTGCGCATGGCAAAATGTTTATGTAGATAAAGAGTAAAAAAATAACGGTAGCCTTTATGACTACCGTTTTTATTTTGCCTGTTTTATGACTACCGATTTATACTGTTCCAAAACTCCTTTTATGGTGTGTTCCAAAACAGTCGATTTATACAGTTCCTAGATAAACAAAGGCTTTACACCTTTATTTTTTCACAGTTTTCAGACAGTTCGCAAGCATCACCAACGATAGAATTAAACTCTTCAACCTCTTGCTGCCATTGTTCCTTGTTAGCCTTAATCTTACGCATAAGCTTAAGATACTCATACATTAAGCTATTTTTGCTGATACCAAAAGCAAAGTTATTATTTTTTGATACAAGCTCACGAGTAGTAACCATGTTTAAATCAGGCTTACAAAAAGTTGCCTTAGCGGTTGCATAACCAGCCTCAAAGTTATTAGCCTGTAGCTTTTTGATAGCCTCTTCTGAATATGTTTTGTGTGTTAATGCTAGTTGTTCACGGCACTTTCTAAAAGCTAATAAAAGTTCTACCTTGAAATTTTTAGTCTGTTTGTTGTTACGCATTGAGCAAATAACAAAGCAAGCTTGATCGTAATTTAAGGTAGCGATTTTAAAACGCTGTGTACCTGACTTTGTTTTTACAGGGTTCGTTTCAAACGAGACCTCACCGAAATGCTGTATTGCATCCAGGTTGTCATTAACAATGCGTATCACATCTTTATGTGCTCTGTTAGCCCATTGTGAGATAGCAAAAGTAGTTGTAACAGCCTGACCGTTTTTAACAAAAGCTAAGTTTGGCATAACGCAAGGTTGAATATTATTCTGCATTTAATTTTCCTATATTTAAAGATTTTCTAAATGCCATAACAAAAGATTATGGCGGTGAGTGCTAGAAAATACGAAACACAGAACGTACGGTGCTTATTCAATATATTCACACCACACTCACCATGCAACAGATACAGCTATACTAAGATAGTGTATTTATAAGGTGGGATATGATCTACTGACGTGTAAATCTTCCGCTGCGTTTATTTGTATGTGTTTTCTAGTCACACTTAGAATATAGAACAGCTTTATAGATTTTGCAAGCGAAATTTTGAAATAAAAACCATTTTACTGACATCAGTAAAATGAAAAGCCCCTGCAAAGTTGAAAAACAGGGGCTTTATAGGAGGTCATCTTTGAAAAAATCTAAGTAGTGATTTTATTTAAAGTTGCATCAACTACTAGCAACTAAAAACTGTCCCTAAGCGCGCCCTGTTTTCTACAGGTGGAAAGGGTTCTATTATTAGAAACCTGTACACTCTTTTTACGTTAGAAGTGAGAGAAACGGCAAAAGCAATACTAACATGCCCTGCAAATTTGCTCATTTAGTTGTGATTTCGTTCACAGCTTTAAAACGATACCCAGTCTGATATAAGACATTGCACTAGGTGCATGAGCTGTACTCTTATGTGCAATAGTAATGTTGTTTCTTATGCGACACATTACCGAACCGCTAAACCAAAAACGCAATTATAAAAATCTGCGTTTTCTAAAACCTTTTCTGCAACTAGGCAGATAGGCAAAATCTGTATGGTGACACAAAAAGGATTTGAACCCATATACTCACAATTATGAGTTGTGTGCTTTAACCATTTAAGCTATTGTGCCAATGGCGGGTGTTGTAGGATTTGAACCTACGAACCTTTATAAAAAGATTGCCTGCTTAGTAGGCAGGTGTTATCAACCACTCAACCAAACACCCATAACATCTGTTTTTTTTGATATGCGTGAAAAACAGCAAAAACACGTTTTATGGAGTAATTAAAATATTAGCTATTATGCCTATTTTTAACAATCAAAATCTTGGATAGTTTCAATATCATTCATCACCAACCTTAACGTCATGTCGGTTAGCCCAGGACTTAACATCTTTAATATCAAAGTTCATTTTTGTTTACCTCTTTCTGCTCTGTCATTAGTTTTAATAATTCCATTCTCCTTTTATAACTTTTATAATCTTTTGATGTTTCCTCATAAGTAACTTCTCTTCGTAAAGCCATTTCTTTTTGGATACTATCATTAAGTTTTTTGTCATATTCTTTTTCGTTACCTATCATGTTACAAAAAACTTTCTCTTGTAATGTCCCATGAACCACTTAATGGCAAACAAACTCCGATTAGTTTTGAATTTATGTATCTTTTATTAACAGTCATTTTGATAAAAAGATCGTTAAAGGCTTTATCTATAAAAGCAAAATATTCTTTAACTTCTTTAGGAAGAGATATATAATCATTTTTCTTTATTAAGAAATGTATTACTCTATCTGATTGTTCCACAATTTCTTTAACAAGTAATGTTTCTTCTCTTGTCATTCTTTACTCCATAAAATCATTCTTAATATCACGTACACCTAACTTGCACAAAACGTCAAACTTGATTGTGCGTTTAACTATATCGCTGTTGTAATTAGCTTGTGAATGAAACATGACTAAATCACCCTCAACACAAGCACAAAGCATTAAGCCGTGTAACGCTATAAAACTTCTGACCGTATTACCTGTATTTCTTTCTGCGTTTGTTGCAAATTGTTTATTTGAGCAATAGCATTTATTAAACATATCAGGTGTTACTTGTTCATAATTAAAGCTATAATCAAAAAATTCATCTAAGTATTCTTTAATATCTTTATTACCTGTGAAATATCTGATATTCTCATCACAAAGTTTTTCGTCTAAATCAAAGATATGACCTGCATAATAAAACTTTAAAGAATGACTAAGTATAGGTTGATTACTAAATCGAATGCCTGCCTCATATAAGATACTGCGCAAAGTTAAATCTATTTCGTTTGTCATTGTTTTACTTTTCCTTAAATTATTTAGAATTAAGTTCTTTATCTCTTAACATTCTTTTCATACTATAAGTAGGCATTGATGAATGTTCTACTCGCTCTAAACGTTCACTTAGTTTAAACATAAGCTCTTTCCAATAAGCAATATCATTGCATAGATAATCAATATGATTGTCAATTCGTTTTGCTTGATTTTCCACACGTTCTAGCCTAGCCTTTATACTAGGCTTTCTTTTATTTAATATATATTTAATCAAACGGTTTATTTTCTGTCTCCAGTTCAATAAATACCAACTTTTCATTAAATGAATGATGATTAGTCAAAGTACATTCAATGCCGTTTATATCTGTTATGTTGTATCTTTTACCTTTACATTTAATAACAATAGCCAAGTTACCTAAATCTTTTGGTGTACCCTCTCTACCTCTTGAATTTTCTTTTGTTTTCTCTAATGCTTTAATTAAAGTATCAACAGTTGCAAATCCTTTCATCTTTTTATTCCTCTTTTTTGTTCAAAATATTTTTTTTACTTATTATCTAAATTGCTATATTCTTTTTGCTCATCTGATGTATCAACATCATAGTTAAGTTGATCGCTTAGTAAGTCAAAATAATATTCTTTGACTGCTTGATGAATTAAAAGCAACTCATCACCTGTTAAATCAACTGCCATTTAAAGCACTCCACACCAAACAAGAATGATATGACCGATACCAAGACCTAATGCACCTGCAACGATTACAAAAAAAAGTGCACTACACAAAGCTAATATACCAATTAAATCGTTCATTGTTTCTAAGCTCCTGTGCTGCCAAAACCACCTGCACCACGTTCGCTATCTTCTAAGCTATCAACCGCAATAGCATCATCAATATCAGCTAACTTAGCTACTACTAATTGAGCAATGCGATCGCCTTTTTTAATCCTTGCTAAAGCACCAACAGAATTTAAAATTACAGCAATTTCACCTGTGTAACCGCTATCAATTACACCTGTTAAACAAGCAATTCCCTTTTTATTTAATGAGCTACGCCCCATAATAAAACCTACATAGCCTTTTGGTATTTCTACACAAACACCTAATTTAATACGGGTTGTACCGCCACAAAGAACTGCATTGATAGGTGAGTACAAATCAAAGCCAGCATCTTCTCTGTGTGCTCTTGTAGGTAACTTACCGCCGTTTAATACTTTAAATTTTAAATTCATTGTTCTACTTTCCTAAATCGTTAAATGTTTTGTTTTCAATCATCTGTGTTAATGTTGCAATCGGATAACCCTTATGCGCAAACCATCTATAAAACTTCGTATAAGAAACTCCGTAATACTCACATAACACTTTTAAATCTCTAAATTTTTTTCCTTTATGATCGGTAACTCCCTTATATCTAACATTCCTGGCATAATAGCTTGTTGTAGGCTCTTCGTTAGGATATTTACGAGCAATAACATCAATAGCAAGCATTGCCTTTTTTACAGAACCTAATCGCTTTAATCTGCCTAGAAAACCTTGATAATGCTTTTCAGCTCCGTAACTTCTCAATAAATCTAAAACGCATGAATACATCTTTTGTGTAAATGGATCAATGATTGTGCGCCAACGTTTATTTTGGGTTGATCCTGCTTTTTTGCTGTATTCTGCTTGTGATTTACTTGTAATCTTTTTAGCCTTTTTAAAACTTGCACTTAACACTTCGGCTTTAATATCAAATTCTCTTACAGCGTTTTTTAAAGCGTCTAGGTAAGGCAAATGATAGTCAAGCATATAATCCTTAGTAAGTTGCTTGATAATCTCACCTTTATGAGTTATCAATGCGTTATAGGTCCTATATCCAATCATTATTGCTCACCGACTAACTTTAGTAAGTTTTGGTAAAAGTGTGTTGTTGCATTGTCAAGTAATCTGTAATACTGATTATCATCAAAACCTAGTCTTTCTTTGATAAATCGTGTATTAAAATTATGCACGTATTTATAAACAATCAGCCAATGCTCACGAGCAGATGTTTGACATACCTGTGTTACAGCCTTATCAATCAGCATTAAATCGTTTTCGTCAATATCTAAATATCTTTTTGACTTACTATCCCATATAGCACTGGTACGGCTGTAACCTAACTTAGCTATTTCGCTACGTTGCCATAATGCCCATGCTTGAAGAAATTTAGCAGGTACAGTGTGTAGTGCTATCAACTCTTTAATTTTCATTAGACAACCTCTCACAAACGCTGTCTAAGTAATCTTTATTCAGGGTTAATCCTAAGTCGCTTAAATCATCAGAACTAATTACAAAGCTCAAACAGAATGACTGACCTTTAATAACTTTCTTGTTAAGAATTACAGTATCAATAAACCTGTCATCTTCGATTAAACATTCTGATTTTGTCCAACAGTCAAATAATCCTTTCAAGCGATTATCAGCATCACGTGTACGGTTATCAGGAAACACTAGCGTAACGTATGCTGTAACGTTACCTTTGATGATAGGTAATTTACCTTTACGCAATAAGTTACGGCTAGCATTGATCCAACGGTTATAGTTTGTAGAGTTTTTTAATGCGCCTTTCTTTTTGGAGTTTGCATACATACAAGCAAAGTTAGGTGTTACTCTTGTATTCTCACTGGGTGGAATAGGTAAAATAACCTCACGTCCCTTTACCTGTTTCCCCTGAATGGTAACTGTACATTCACGTTGCCCATAATTATTAAGCATTTGCTTTGTTTCCTTTGCGTAATAACGCATTGATTAAATCTGTAATACCATGTTTTTTGTTAATCTTAGGTTCAGTGTCAGATGTTTTAACTTCGTTTGAAATTTGCTTAACAGCACCTGTCTTAAGCGGTAAACGTGGAGCACTACCAATCATGCTGTAGTAATCATGTGCTAGCTTATGGCAGGTGTTATAGTCACCGATATAACGTACACGTGGACGTCCGTTAGAATGGAAAAATCCGCCTAAGCAGCAAGCCTTTGTATCAAAGCCTCTAGCGTTTACGTAACTGTCGATAAAGGCTTTACGGTCGAATGGGTCACTTTTAGCTGAATGTGTGCCATACTCACAAATAGTGTTAAAGCATTGCTTAAACGCAAATACAGCTCTAGGATCATCAGTGATAATATCAGCATAGCTATCAATATCAGCGTTTAAAGCGTTGTACCACTTATTTGCTTTAATCTTTAGTACTTCATCATCAACCCCATACATACGCTTAATTTGCTCAACAACATCTGCGATTGCAGGTGCAAACTTTGATGTTCTAAGGGTTAGTGCTAAAGCACGCTCAATATCTTCAATTTTGAAATCAGCTAGTGATTGAAAAGTTAGTTTGAGTGTTTGGTCGCTAGGCACTTTATTAAACATACCTTGAACGTTAGACCATATCTCAATAAATTTTGGCAAGTCGTTTGTAGTCATTGTTTTACTCCATAATTCTGTAAAGCGTTTTGTTGTCGTTTTACAGTGTAGTGCTATATTAAAACATTTTCTGCCTCCACGTCAACAGCATTTTCAAATTTTTTTTGTAAATCGTCACAAGTTAGCATATTAGCAATAGTTTTTGCTCTTTCGTTAATGTTTGATTGACTTAAAACATTAGGCTGTTTTGTAGCATAAAATCTAACGCTAGGAGCTGAATTAGCCTTAAGCCAGTTACTACACCAACTAGCAACACGTCCCTTTACAGATTTAACAGGCTTATTGTTTTTATCTTTCCAACCGTTAGGCTGATAGTATAAAAAGAAATTCTCACTTTCTAATTTCACATCTAAGTGAATTAAGTTTGGGTGATCGTTGATATGACGTTCTACAAAATCTGAAAAGTAAGGGATAACCTGCTCTATAGACTGTGGAAGATTTGCTATATTTATATGGGTAACGTATATGGGTAACGTATGAGTAGAAGAAACAGACCTTTTAGGCTGTTCTACTACTGTACTATTTTGCGGTAGGGGGTCTAAAAAGGGTGTTCCGGAACAGTCTTTTTTTACTGTACGTAATAAATCATATACTTTTTGTGTAAGGGTAATGGTCCTAGTCGTTTTGTTATTTATTAGTTTTGTTTTTGTTTGTATAAAATTCTCACTTTTTAGATGTTTTAAATGTCTTAGTAACACCTTTTCACTTATGCCAAACTCTTCAAAAGCACGATCACGTGTGTAGTATGCAACACCGTTGCTTTTTTTCATGGTGCACAAATCTATAAAACGAGCTAATAGGAACTTATCACCTAAGTTTAAAGAGCTATCCTTAGCCATTTCAGCTGTTAAATAAAGAATATTTGAACTCATAAAATTTTCTCCATGTTTAAATCAAACGTTTTACGAATGTTTGAATTATAGGTGCACCTTTAGACAATAGTCAAGCAAAAAGATGTTTAATCATGTTTGATTATGTTTTATTTCTTTACTATACTTAAGATAGCTTAAATCCCTTTATTTATGGAGTATCTTATGGCACAGTTAGCAGACGATTTAGTTGATAGAATAAGAAAAAGATTAGACATTACAAAGACATCAAAAACAGCGTTAGCTTCACATTTAGGAGTGGCACGATCAACTATATGGACATTTTTTAGTGGTAAACATGAGCTAACGCTTAATAATGAACAGTTAGAAAAGTTAGCAGGCTTCTTAGATGTTCCAGTATCAGCTTTATTTAAAAATGACACGACACAGATATTTGATGTGTGTAAATTTGATCCTGTTTTATTTAAGTATGAAACTGTATCAACTCTTCCACCTGTGATAGCAGATGTTGAATACTTTGGTTTAAAGGATAAGTCAAACTATAAAGCAATCGTATCAGAGTGTGAATATGGAGCTATCCTACAAGGTGATGTGCTGCTGATAAGTTTAGATGAAGAACAAAAGATTGTATCAGGTAAACTCTATTACTTAGTATTAGACGATCAAGTTTGCATTAGAAAACTAAGGCAAAATCCCTTTTCAGAAACAATAGATATTTTAGATAGTTCAGATAAGATTGAATATACTTTACATTTTAGAGAACTAAACGATAAAGTTAAGCGTTACTATCAAATTCTAATGATTGAACGTTTTACTAATTAAAACATTTTTAAACTTAATTCTTTGATAAATCATAGCCTTAGCTTGCTGTATGTGAGTTAAGGCTATTTTTTTTAATCAAACATATTGCAAATGTTTTACTACTGTTTTACTATGTACACACTACATCAAACGATTGTAGTGAATAGTTAAAACGTTAAAGGTAAAACAATGACTAATCAAGAAATCTACAAAGCATGGGCTAAAGAACAAAAAGCAAAGGCTTTTGAGTTTTACAAAGATCCTTTTACAGGTGAAATGTCTGACTATAACGCTATTGCATATATGCACAAAACACATATAGGCGGTAGCACAAACAGCGCAATTTTAGGTGTTAATCGTTATAACGATGTAAAAGGAGCATATAACGATATGCTTACATTTTCAGAAAACAAAGATGCGTTTGCACTTAGAAGAGGTCACTACTTAGAAAAGTTCGTGGCTGATGAATTTTCAGCTATTACAAAGTTAAAAAACAATTATGGTGTAACTCTATTTGATGAAAAACACAATCGTGAATGGAGTATGGCACAGATTGACTTTTTACTTGATGACGACACACCACTGGAAATTAAGACAGCAACATGGAACAAAGATTTTGATAATAACTCAAAAGACTTTGGAAAAGGTTGTGAATTTAACGATAAAGGCGAACTTATCACAGAAGATGATCTAATTCCTATCGAGTACTACATTCAATGTCAAAAGCAAATGTACTTAGCAGATAAGCCTTATATGTGGCTGTGTGTGTACATAATGACTGAATTAAAAGTTCGCATCTTCAAGATCAAGCGTGATGATAAAACAATTCAGAAAATCTTAGACAGTGAAGATGATTTTCTTTTTAATCACGTTATTCCGCAAGTACCTTACAAGCAGGAAGAGGTTAAGACCTTAGAGCCTGTACAAGAGGGTGATGTTGATGCTGTATATACAGACGAAACAATGAACGAATTGTTGCAGCAATACAAAGAAAAATCTGCTTTGATGTCTGACCTTAAAAAGGAGCAAGACAACCTAAGCGAAAAGATTAAAGCTATGTTTGGCGAACATAAAGAAGTTATTGATGCTAAAGGCAATGTACTTGCAAAGCTCACAACTACAATCACAAAACGCTTTAATACAACAAAGTTTAAAGCTGAAAACGCAAAGTTATACAAAGATTATCTAACTGAAAGTAAATCACAGAGGTTATATGTCAAATAAGCAATACATTTCGTTAAGAGATATGGAGCGAATTTTTGGATATACACGCTCCACTATTTGGCGCAAGTTTTTAATATATCCAGATTTTCCTAAGACATATTTTGTGAAAAATCGTAAGTACTTTGTAAAAAGTGATGTTATGAAATTTGCTGAAAAACACAACATCTTACCATTAGAGGCTATAAATGGCTAACGAAATTGTAGTATCAAATGAAGAACTAGGACTTGTTAAGCAAACACAATCAGTGCTTAAGACAAGCTATGACGACAGAGTTCTAGTTAATTTAATCGGAAGCTCCATTGCATTGCCAAAACAAGGTGGAGTACAAGCAACTTTTGCTGATGTTTTAAGTGTGTTACGCATTAGTAGCTCAATGCACTTAGACCCTGTTTTAGGTGGCATCTATTCATTTAAAGATAAAAAAGGCTCACTTGTCTGTGGTGTTTCGCTAAAAGGCTATCGTCAAGCATTACATAGTCAACCTGATTATGCAGGCTTAGAGTTTAAGTATCATGGTGATTTAAAAACAAAGGCATTTAACACAGCTAACGGCAAAGTAACAATTACTTATTATGACAGCATTACCTGTCTAATAAAGAAACGTCATGGCGAACATATTGATGTGTACGAGGGTACAGCGTTTTTTGATGAAGAATTTGACGTGACTAAAACTAATACTTGGTTACAACGACCTAAACGTATGCTCTGTAACAGAGCTTTAACAATCGCTGCTGCAAATGCTTACGGTTGGGGAGCTTATGACTTGGAAGAGGTTAAGGAACTAGCACACGATCAAGCACCTGTTCAGGTTCAAGCTAACGTTATCGATCAAACACCTAAGCAAACATCTATGGAAGATAGAGCCTTAAAAAGTTTAGGTGTTATCGAAAATGAAGATGATCCTTTATCAGAAGTTCAACAACGTGTTCATTTAGAGGTATTTATGGAACAAATGCGCAAGTGTGTAAATCGTAAAGACCTTGTGGCATTGTTTAAATCAGCACCTGATGAAATAAAGAAAAATCAGGCGGTTATCGACTTAGGCAAAGAATTAACATCACAATTTGGAGCATAAACAAATGGAACTTAAATTTACTGTATCACAAGAATTTATTGATGCTTACAACAAAGCAAACTCAAACTTTGCAAAATTAGCAATGGAGTTAGACACTCCAAAAGATGATCTAAAACGTGCAAGTAAAACCTTACAAAAAGCACGTGAAGCTATTATTGCTAACTTAGATGAACAATTAGACGAGGTGCTATAAGATGCCTGTGTATCAGCAAAATTACAAGATACCTACTCACAGTGACAATAAGTTTTATCACTCTAAGTATTGGGAAGAGTTTACACCATACGATAAACCTATTACTGGTTGCAAAGTAAAGGCTGTTTTAATTAACTGTTCAGATAGCTTAGTAACTTTTGATGATAAGAAAAATAAGAATAAACAAATTTGTGTTGAGGTCACAAGATGTGTTTTCTTAATTCTTAATAGCAAAACAAATGAGCCTACAAGCAATTACATTGAATATAAGATTTGGGGCAGAAGAAGAACACAAGAAGCTAATCAACAGTGGAGTGAATGGGGCACTAATTCATGGGAAGTACAGCAATTTATGGGTATTTGCGCATCGCAGAAAACACCCGAAGAAATGGCAGTTGCAAATGAGTTTGACAATGCGACTGTATATCCTGAATTGTGCGGTAGTGTATTTACATTAGCTGTAGCACAGAAAGGTATTTATCAAACTAAAAATAGTTCTGTTCCGCAATACAAGGTAGAATTTTTCTATCCTGACGGTCGCTCATACGAAGAAGTTGAAGGAAATATCCCTGCTAAAGATTGTGTAGATTTAAAGAAAGCAATCGAAGATTGTAAAAAAGTTTACGCAGAGTTTTTAGAAAAGTACGGCAGTGACGGTGAACCTGCAACTCCTTACGGCTCAATGCCTGTAGCTCCTGTAGCTCCTGTAGTTGAGCAAGTACAGACAGTAACAGAGCCTAGCCCAGTGCAGGCAGATGACGATGATTTACCTTTTTAATTAGGTGATGAGAATGAACGATTTAACGCTAGAAGTTATCAATGAAAAATTAGAACTAATTTTATCTTTGTTAGGTGATAGTTCTAATCGTTCATTCTCTATATCAGAGTTTTCAAAAGAATTAGGCATCACGCCTTATAAGCTCAAAGAGATATACAAGCGAAACAAACTTGCAATAGCTAGTCCTTATCGTTTGAATGGGTGTGATCCTAGATATTCAATGAAAGATTTTATCTACATGAAAACATGGCTAAGAGCACATGAACGATGAAAATATTGGAGTATTAAACGCATTATTACAAATTGAAAAACAAATACAGATACAACTTAAGGACGTTGTATCTAACACCATTTCAAGCACATCTCAAAGCCCACTAAATAAAAAATTAGTATCACTACTGAATATCAACGAACAATACATTAAACAATTAGAAGATGTTTACAATCGGAGTAGTGAATGACAGAAATTTCAATCGCAGAGGGTGCGACAATTTATCAAGAGACTAAAAGAAGTTTTTACGATAAAGTTCAAAGAGGGTCAACCTTTTATCCTAAGCTGCATAACAAAAAACTTGATCTTGATGAATGTTTAAAATTATCAAAGCAATTACAAGAGTTCAAACTAAATAACATTGATATTCACGAAGCTAGTAAAATCATGTTTAATGATGATGCTAAACTTGCAGGGCTTTATAGAATATTGCATGATAAAAATGAACTTAACAAATTTTTCTTACCAGTAACAAAGTACGGAAAACGCTTATATTTTAAGCGTGATGAGTTTATAAAATTTTGGAAAGAAAACTGTAAAAGCTCACGATTATTTAAGATTGGTGAATTACAAAATAGATTAGGCTTTTTATCTTCAAGTAAGTTTTATTTATTTCTTAAAGAGTGTGATTTTTCTGAAAAAGTACAACCTGTTAAACTTGTAAAAACAGGGATAAACTTTTATCCATTAGCTCATATTAACGATTGGTTGTATTCTATCGGTGAAAAATCTATTCGGTCGTAAAGTGGTTACAAAAATCTAAAACAGTATTACAAACGTTGATGTATAAATATCAATAAAGTTGAAGAAATGCTTTATAATTATAAGATACAAAGCTAAACTTATTGATGTATAAGCTATTTTTTAAAGAACTTTTTAAAAATTTTAGAAAGTTTTTATAAAATATGGTTGCATATTTTGGTCGCGCATTCTATACTTTGGTTGCAAGGTATTTATGGAGTGACTAAAGTATGCGACAAAATTTAACTGATAAGATATTAAAAACTATAATTAAAACAGGAACTGAAAAGCGCTCTATTCTGACCGATACAACAGGCTTAACTTTAGAGCTATATCCTAGTGCACGTGGTGAAACAAAAATTAAGTTTATGGTTCGCAATATGGTGAACGGTAAACGTATTTGTATTCAATTAGGATCATATCCAACAACATCACTTAATGATGCTCGTAAAAAGTATATAGAATGTAAAGAAAAGTTAGATCAAGGTATTGATCCTTTGGAAGATCAAAAAAAGAAAAAAGCCTTAACTGTAACCTTTGGCGAAATATACACAAAATGGTATGCTTTAAATAAGCAAAACTTAAAACCTGCAACAATAAAAAAGAAAGAATTAGCTTACAAAAACTATTTAAGCAAATTAGCTGATATGCCTATTAAAGCTATTACAGCTGATTTTTGTATCAATTACATTTTAGATATTGTTAATCAAGATAAAGCATCAACAGGCGATTATTTAATTACAATTATCAACGCTGTATTAGATTATGCTAGTTTTATTAAGGTTATTGAATACAATCCCATTGTAAATATCAAGCGTTATTTACCTAAATACAAGCCTACTCACTATCAATCATTTAAGCAGGAAACATTAGAAAACGATATGGTTCAGCTTTTTAATGATATGGCACCAGTAAATAAAATAGCTCAATGCTTGCTGTATATGTACTTTTTTACTTTATTAAGAAATGAAGAATTAAGAACATTAAAGTATGAAAATATACATGATGATTATGCTTTAGTTAAAACAAAAACATGGAAAGAGTTTAAAGTCCCTTTATGCTCACAAGCATTAAAAGTTATTGATTATCTAAAAAGACATAATATCTATAATTCTGATTATGTGTTCACGGTTAAATTTAATTGTTTTTCACCTAGTATGCTAACAAAAGTTCTCGATGCTATCGGATATAGAGATAAGCTAAGAGTGCATGGTATTAGGACTTGTGGTCGTCAATGGTTGCAAACTCTACCAACAGCAAAGGAAACTATCATTGAATTGTGTTTATCTCACGTTCAAGGTAATGCGGTTCAGCAGGCATATAACCGTGGCACTTATTACGAAGAAAGAAAGCGTATTATGCAACAGTGGTGCGACTTTGTGGAAAAATGTATAGGTCATAATTTTGATTTTATAAGTGAATAACGTTGATGCTCACAAATTATATAGCTATTATTTAGTTATGCTGTTTTAGTCATAGTTTTATAATCCTGGTTGTTTAAAGGCTCTACACGAAAGTGTGGAGCTTTTTTTTATATGTGAGTTTTATAAATGCAAAGTCCTTTAAGTAATGAGCAGACATTCTTTGTCTTAGGAATGTTAGCTAGTTTTGTTAGTGCCATTGCACGAATGTTTAAGACTTACTCTGTTTTAACAAAAGCAGGCATTATCAGAACCTTAGCTGATGCTATTACTTGTTCGCTTATTTCAAGCGGAGTAGGACTTGCTTTACATGAATATTTAGGTTGGTCGTATGTGTACATGATCTTAATTGGTACATTTATCGGTTCAATCGGTAGCACCTATATTGTGCTAGGTGTAACTACACTAGCAAAGGCTTATGTAAAAACAATCAAGAGTACAGAGAATGAAACTAACAGACAATGATTTTGATTGGATAGGTCAAAACGAAAATGCAAATTGTACAGGCTTTGATACTAAGACACAAACTTGGCGAAGTTATTGGGATAAGTTCGCTAAGGTATGGACTATTGGGCATGGCTTAACTGTAGATCATACAGGCGCAAAAGTTACTAAGAATACTGTATGGAGTATGCAGCAGGAGCATGAAGAATTTAGAGCTGTGCTCAAAGAGCATGAACAAAATGTAAATGTCATGCTTTTTCAATCTTTAATCACATTAAGTCAAAATCAATATTCAGCGTTAGTTGATTTTAGTTACAACGCAGGTGCAAGCGCATTAAGACATTCTACTTTATGGAAAAAGATTAAGGCTTGTGCAAGTGACGAAGAAATCAAAGCAGAGTTTAGACGTTGGATATATTCAAATCACACAGAAAACAACGGCTTAAGAAACCGTAGAGAAAAGGAAATTCAAAGGTATTTTTCATAAATGCAAGTTGACGTAGAAGTAGCACCACGCAAAAAGCAAATACAAAAGAAAAAATATCATGTGCCTTTAGATCCTAAAACCGAAGAAAAGAAATTTGAGTTACAGGCTAAGTATGAAAACATGAATAAAAACTTAGCCGTAATCGGCCAAATAGATGAATGCGATGTGGTCGCAGTTTTAGAAGAATACAGCAAGAATTTAGATGTTGATTTATATCATGTAGCTGAAACATTTAATATCCACCCTGCAACACTCAATGCTTTGTTACATTCAGACAAATACAAAGATTTATATCAATCAGCAAAAGATAGACGTAACGCTGTTTATGAACGTGTAGGGTTTGAGGTTGCATCTTCACCTTATGACAAGATACAGAAAGGCGAAGAAGTAAGCATGGTTGAAGTTGCAAGTGCCAAACTTAAATCAAATTATTGTTTAGCAATTTCACAAGCAAACAGTAAGCGCAGCTCTAACAGTGGCGGTGTGAACGTTACAGTTAATACAGGAATTGCTTTAAAGATTTAATGTCACAAAATTACTCTATTGATTATCAGTTTTCACCTAGAGCCTGGCAACAAAAATGCATTGACAAACAAAAGCGTTTCACTGTTTTAGCCGTACACAGACGTGCAGGTAAAACTACTTTTGCTGTAAATGAGTTAATTATAAAAGCATTACAGACAAAAGGCGATTATGCCTATATTTGCCCGCAGTTGAAACAGGCAAAGAAAGTAGCATGGAAACCTTTAAAAGATGCTGTAGCGCAAATTCAGAAAACTGAAAGCGAAATCAACAAAGAACGTAAAAGCGGTGACGAAAAAATCACTTTAGTTGATATTAGAGAAAGTGATACAACAATCAGATTTTGGAATGGTTCAGAAATCTATTTATTAGGTTCTGATAATCCTGATGCAATACGTGGTTCAAAGTTGGCGGGTGTAGTCCTTGATGAGGTTGCACAGATGCCGAAAGAACTATGGACTGAAATTGTTTACCCTGCCTTAATGGATATGCACGGTTGGGCTTTATTCATCGGAACTCCTAAAGGCATCAATTTATTTAGTGAGCTTTTTGCAAGAGGTAAAGATAAAAAGTTTACTAAAGATTGGATAAGTCAAGTATTCACTTGCTATCAAACAGATGCTTTAAGTAAAGATGAAATCGAAACTTATAAAAATTCTGTTCCAGAAGAAGTATTTAAGCGTGAGATGCTTTGTGACTTTAGCGCAAGTGCAGTTGATCAGCTTATATCTTATCAAGAAGTATTTGAAGCATCGGAAAGAACTTTACCTATTTATGCTAACAACTACACCGATTTAATTATGGGTGTTGATGTTGCACGTTTTGGTAATGATCGCTCTGTAATTACATTGCGTAAAGGTCAAATTATTTATGAGCCTATTGCGTTACAAGGCGTAAGCACTGTAGAGCTTGCATCTCATGTTAAGCGTTTAGCTATGGAACGCTTGCCAAAAGAAATTTACATTGACGGCACAGGTGTTGGCGGTGGTGTAGTAGATATTCTTAATTCATGGGGTATTTACGTAAACGATATAAATTTCGGTCATAAGTCGTTAGATAAACAGTATAAAAACAAGCGCACTGAAATGTGGTGTCGCATGGCTGACTGGATACGTAGAGGTGGCTGCTTACCGCAAAATGCTGATTTAATTTCAGAAATCGCAACACCTTATTTCTACTATTCAGATGACAATCAAAAATTCTTAGAAACAAAAAAGCAAATCCGTGACAGATTGGGTAAATCACCTGACTTAGCAGATAGTTTAGCTTTGACTTTTGCTGAAGATGTACCGCAAACAGATATACAGAATTACAAAGAGCAAAGGTTAATAGCAAGAAATTCAAGACAACAAAATTATGATAATCCGTTTGCGCAATTTGAGAATGAAATAGCACATTCAGTAGGTGTTTTTTAGAGGTTAATTATGGGTTTATTTAGTCACGGCAAAAGCAATAACAAAGGCTTTTGGAGCACAATGGCTGTAAATGCCTTTAATCAAGGCAACGATCAACAAGCCTTGCAATTTGCAACGTTAGGTTATGAGGGTTCAGTGCAAAATATCCAAATGGCAATTAACAATCGTAACTTTAAAAAACAACAGGAACAAATGAAACAACAACAAGAAGAGTTACAACAAAAAACAAATGAGGCAGCAGCCCTTACTGAACAATCAACAAATCAAAATCAAAAGCAAAACGTACAAGGTGTTAGACGTAACGCTAAAGAAACAAATTCACAGAAAGACAGTAACTTAACGCAAGGTACAAATTCTACAGGTACATGGCTAAAAAAGGCATTAGGCGGTGATAACACTAATAATAGTGAGGAATGGTACTAATGAGCTTTTTTAAGAACTTGCTAAAAGGCGTTGGAAATATCGTAACAATGGGCGCATTAAAAAGTTACGATGCACAAAAGAAAGCTATGCAACAGCAGGCTTTATATCAACAAATGGCTTTACAGCAACAACAGCAAGCTATGAAACAACAACAAGCATCATTGCAACAACAAAAAGCCTTGCAAGAGCGTGAGCTAGCCTCGCAAGAACAAAACTTAAATCAACAATCTAAATATAATGTTTCAGCAAAAAGAGAAAGCAAAGATATTAACAGCACAGATTTAACTAAGGGTAATGCTGATACAACTACAACGATAAAAATGGGGTTAGTTGGCGATGATGAAAGTGGGGATGAGTGGTATTAAATGACTAACACTACCTATAACCGTTGGAAGCAAGCAGACGAACAGGAAAGAGCTAATATTCTGTACGATCGTTGGCTTGATCTAAAGCGTGTACGTGAACCGTTTTTATCTAAGTGGCGACAGGTATCAAGATATATTAGCGTGTTCAGTGGCAAGTTTGACGAACACGAACACGATCAAATGCGTGATGATCGTTACATTTTGGATAGCGATACTGGGAATTTTTTAGATTTATTAGCTAGTGGCTTAATGAGTGGTGCTAGTTCACCTGCTCGTGCATGGTTTAAAGTGCAACCTAATGATCCTGCATTAGCTGATAACTATGATGTTATTAACTATTGTGATGAGGTTACAAAGTTACTCTTACGCATTTTTAGTGGTAGCAATACTTATAACACATTACACACAATATATAGAGAATTAGCCTTATTTGGTATCAGTGCTGATATTGTTTATGAAGATTTTAACAGAGGTATTAAGCATCACTTGCTGACAGCAGGTGAATTTTGTGTAGATACAAACGCTGACGGTGACATCGATACATTATATCGTTCGTTTGAGCTTACAACTATTCAAGCTGTTAAGGCTTTTGGTTACGACATTTTACCTACTGAAATTAAAAACGCATACGATAGAAGTGAACTATCAACCTATTGGCAATTTATTCATGCTATTGAACCTAGAGTAGATCGTGATGTTACAGCTTTAGACAGCAAGAATAAAGCGTGGGCTAGCTATTATGTAAGCCTTAGCGGTAAAGCTAAAATCATCAGAGAAAGTGGCTTTGATTATTTTCCTTGTATCGTTCCACGTTGGGACGTGGTAGGTGGTAATAATTACGGTGTATCACCTTGCATGAACGCATTACCTAATGTTAAGCAATTACAGCAAGAAACTTTACGTAAAGCAGAACTTATAAATTATTACACAAAGCCTCCTTTACAAGCACCTAATTCAGCTAGACAAAATCCTATTTCGCTTGCAACAGGTGCAATTAACTATACACAGAATACAAGTAACGATTTAGCAATCAAGCCTATCGTTCAAAGTATTGGTGATCTAAATGCGTTGTCACAAGACATTCAGCAGATTAAGCAAAGTATTCGCTCACAACTGTATGTAGATTTATTTCAAATGGTGGGTTCGACAGCGGGTGACCGTAGAACTACTGTAGAGATTTACGCATTACAACAGGAGCAAATGCTAGCACTAGGTCCCGTAGTTGAAAGAAATCAAAATGAATGTTTGGGTCGTTTGGTAGATATTACATATAGGCGACTGTTAGATGCGGGGAAATTACCGCCGTTACCTGACGTGTTGCAAGGACAAGAATTAAAGATTGAGTTTACATCAGTTTTAGCTCAATCACAAAAAGCGGTCGACATTAACAGTGTTGACCGCTTTTTTAGTGCCCTTGCATCAGCGGGTCAAATTCTACCTGAAATCTATGATCGATTAGATGCTGACGGTTACGTAGATGAATATCGTGATCGCTTAGGTGTTGCTCCTAAAATTTTACGTTCTAAAGAAGATGCTGAAAAGATTAGACAGCAAAGAGCAGAGCAACAGCAACAACAGCAACAACAGCAAGATCAAATGGCAAACGCACAAATTCAGCAACAACAGAATTTAGCACAAAAAAGCGGTGTAGATACATCGCTTGCAATGCAACAACTAGATGATGTAGGCGGAGGCAATGTTCTATGACGACAGAACAAAAGACAAAATTTGAGCAAGATATAGACAAAGAAATTGAACTCAAAAATGAGCAAGAAGAATTACAGAGGCAAGCACAACAGCTTGCCTTTGATTTTTCAGAAGTAGCAAAAACCCCACAAGGTCAAAGAGTTTTAAAAGGTTTACTCCTTTTAGCTCCTATCGACTTTAGCTGTTTTAGTTCAGATACCAACCGTATGGCTTACCTAACAGGCAGACATTCAATCGGCTTAGAACTAAGACAATTTTTAAAAGAACATTTAACCGCAGAACTAATTAACGCAATCGAAAATACGGAGCTATAGAAACATGGACGGAGCAACAAGCACCACAACAGCATCAGCACCACAAGCAAATGCAGATGCGCAGACACAGGCGCAAGCACCACAAACTAATGTAGCTGATACACAGCAAGTGCAACAGACACAGCAAAACGCACAGGTTGATGATTTATATGCACAACAGCAACAAGCACCACAACAGCAAGAACAACAATCTGACGATGCCTTACAGCAAGAAGCTAATCAAGATTATGAATTACAAGCAAAAAATTTAGATGATGAAGATACCACAGAACTTAAGAATTTTGCGAAACAGTTAGGCTTGAACGGCAAACAGGCGCAAGCAGTTACAAATGTATTAGATAAAGCGCAACAAGGCTTTAACGAAGATTTACAAGGTCGCTTTAACACACAAGTTAGTGAGTGGCGCAAGGCTGTAATGAATGACCCTGAAATCGGCGGTCAAAATTTTGCAAACACAAAATTAAATATCGGTCGTGTAATGCAACGTTTTGGCAATCCAGAAGTAAGTGCATTACTCAATCAAAGCGGTATTGGCTATAACCCTGCTTTCGTTAAATTTATTAACGCAGTCGGTTCAGTGTTAGGCAATGACACAGGCTATGTAAACGGCACACAAGCAATCCCTCAAAGAAATAATCGCAGTGATGCTTTACGTAGCATTTATAACAATAGTCCTAATCTTAATTTCTAATAAAAATCTTTTATATCAAGTATTTAATTCTCGTTTTTTTTAACAAACATAAGGAAGTGTAAAAATGGCAGTAGTCGGAACATCAGTCGTTGCTCCAACAGGTATGCTTACTTTAGCAGAACAATTAGCACGTGAAGATAGAAACGGTAACGTAGCACCTGTTATTGAAGCATTAAATCAAACTAATGAGATCATTCAAGACTTAGTTGTTCGTGAGGGTAACTTACCTACAGGCGATCAACGCAATATCCGCACAGGTTTACCTGATGTGTATTGGCGACAAGTCAATCATGGTGTACCTGCATCACATAGTACAGTTGCAACCGTAGTAGAAACTTGCGGTCAAATGGAAGCTCACTCATGCGTTGACGCGAAAGTTATGGACTTGAACGGACACAGTGCAGAGTTTAGAGCTTTGGAAGATCGCCCATTCATTGAGGCTATGACACAGCAGTTTGCACATACTTTATTCTATGGTGATGCAACTAAAGCTAGTGAGGGCTTTACAGGTTTTGCAACTCGTTATTCAAGCAAGAAAGCAGGTAACGCAAAAAACATCATCGATTGCGGTGGCACTGGTAACAATCTAACTTCAATCTATTTAGTAGGTTGGGGCGATAGCGTTTACTGTCCATATCCACAAGGTACAAAGGCAGGCATTCAAACTACCGACTTAGGCAAAACAAAATTATACGATGAGAACAATCACCCATTTATGGGCTATGAAACAATTTACGATTGGGACGTAGGCTTAATGGTGCTTGATTGGCGATATGTTGTGCGCTTATGTAATATTGATGTAAATCAATTATTTGACGGCAAGGCAGGAACTATCGGCAGTGGCGATGTTAAGACTGATACTAATATCTTAATGAAACTAACTAGAGCTATGGGCTTAATCCCTCGTGGCAAGAATACTAAATTAAAACTATACATGAATAGTGATGTAGCACAGGGTTTAGATACCGTAGCAAGTCGTTCTCATTCAGATGTAATTAAGTACATGGACGCAACCGAAGAATTTGGTGCACCTAGTGCATGGAAGTTATTTAAGGGTGTTCCTATTCGCCAGTGCGACCAAATCGTAAATACTGAAACACAGGTAAAATAAGGAGTTTTAAATGGCAATCGTAGATGCAAATACCGTGCTTAGTGATTATCAAGAAATCACAGCAACAACTTATTCACAACGTACTATTGATTTTCAAACACCTGCTGATTATGGCTCAGGAACACAGAACTTGTACGTTCACTTTATGGCGCAGGGCGCACATGCAAAAGATTTGCGTATTCAAATCTTAGGCTTGCTTACTGAAGATGATGCAACCCCTCTTATTATCGGTGATAGTGGTGTGATTAAAAAGACTGACCTCGTGGCAGGTAGTGACGGCTATATTCAGGTATTGCCTAACAAGCAGAAGTGGCGATACTTAAAATTACGCTATATTCCTACAACTGACGGCACTGGTACTGAAACTGTAACAGAAACAGAAAAGCCTGATTTAACTAACTTTAATCAGCCTAGAAAGGTTGGTGAAGAACCTAAAGTTGTTGCTAATGCAATTCGTGCACAGCTTGAAAGTGTAGCGGTACTTGGCACCGTTTACCCATTCGCTAACGAAGATAAGAGTTATACAGCTTAATCTTTAGGTAAAACTAAAAGGGGCATATTACTTGCCCCTTATTTTTTTTAGGTTAATACAATGACAACAAAAGTAGATATTTGTAATAACGCATTAGATTTAATCGGTCAAGGTATTCATATCAAGAGCTTTGACGATCAAACTAAAGAGGCTGATTTATGCCGTAGAAACTATCAGCAAATAGTTGATAGATGCTTAACTAAATATAATTTTAGTTTTGCAAGAAAAGACGAACTTATTACAAATAGCTATTTAGTAAGTGACGTAGTATCTATTCCGTACAAATATACTTATAAGATACCTAGTGACGTTATGAATATTCTGTATTTAGAGCGTTATTCAAAAAGCAAAGATGAAACAATAAACAACAAAGACACAATCAAGTTTAATTTTAGAGTTGTAAAAATAAATAACGTTCCAACACGTTGTATAGTAACTAATATTGAAGCTCCATTTGTTATTCAATATCAAGCCTTTATTGATGATCCTAATCTTTTTTCAGTTCAATTTACAGAGGCTGTAGAGTATATGCTAGGAGCGCGCTTGGCAAGTGCACTTATTCACGGCAGCACAGGTTTAAATACAAGTAATAATTTAATGCAGAACGCATTGATGTTATTGCAACTTGCAATCGGTCAAGATAATCAACAAGGCGCAGATAGTATTCAAGATGATGCTATTCCTGAATTTATTTCTGCAAGGTTTTAAATGGTTACAAGAACTTTACAACGTGGCTTTGGTGCAGGTGAGATCACAAGCTCATTATTTGCACGTTCTGATTTAACTCAATACGCAATGGGCGCAACAAAGATTGAAAATTTTGTTGTGCTTCCACAAGGTGCGATGCGTACTCGTGCAGGTTTTCGTTTAGTAGGTCAAGCTGTTGATAGCTCACACCCTGTGCGCTTAATTCCTTTTAGATACAGTTCAGAGCAAACATTCGTATTAGAGTTCGGCAATTATACTTTACGTATCATTGAAAATGGTTCTTATTTAGCTAATTCAGATAATGCTATTTATCAAATATCCACACCTTACAAAGCAGAAGATTTAAAAAATATCGACTGTTCACAAAATGCTGACGTTTTAACACTAACAAATCCTGACTATTCACCTTATGAATTAAGACGATACAGCAATACCGATTGGCGATTTATCAAAGTAACTGTAACACCTAGCGTAAGTGCTCCAACAGGTTTAAGTTATGAGGCTAGATACGCTAGCTATATGACTGATGCAGAAACAAAAACAAAAGATAAGATTAAGCCTATCTATGTTGTGACAACGGTCGATAAAGACGGCATCGAAAGTGTTGCTAGTTCGGCATTACAAGCTAGCGGTAATTACTATATTACAGGTGCTAGCATTCGTGTTAAATGGAATGCTGTAAATGGTGCTGATTATTATCGTGTCTATCGTGAGGTTGCAGGTATTTATTGTTTTGTAGGTGAAACAGAAAACACTTACCTTGATGATGTAGGCAATAATCCTGATAGTAACACTACACCACCAAAATATAAAGAAATTTTTTCACAGATAGCGCAAGGTGTTATTCGTTCCATTACAGTTGATACTACTGGTAATGGTGATTATTGGTACGGTAAATACAACGATACTTGGAGTTTGCCTCGTACACTAACGATAGATGCAATTCCTCCTGTTATGAGTTTTGCTAGCACTACAAGTAGTGGTGAAGAAATTACAGATTTTAGCGTTTCGGCTAAACTAGATATTTTAAATATCACTACAGGTGAAGTATACACTAATCCATTCAATAACAATCTATCCATACAGTATGACATTGTTTCTTATAATGATAACGACACAATTAAGTATAGAAAAATCGCTTACATTTCACAGCAGCACATTCAATTAACTGATGATAAATTAGAATTTCAAAATGCGGTAGTTAAGCTGAATGTCACTGTTACAAGTGGTGAAGTAAATTATAACTACAATTTTTCACAGCAAGTAACGGCAAATGCTTTTAAAAATAATCAGAATTTTATTTCCTTATACACTAATGGAATTTCATTACCTGTATTTCGTAGCTTGTTTGCACAAACTAATTCAACCGTACAAATTAAATTATCTATTAAAGACAATGACGGTAAAGGTAGTGGTGCTGTTAGCTATGTTATTTGTACTAATGGCTTTGTTACAGGAACAATCGTAACAAATGGCGGTAGTAATTATACAAGTAATACTACAGTAACTATTCAATCAACTGTAGGCAGTGGTGCTAAATTCACACCTGTTATCAGTTCAGGTAGTACAGCTGATAATCCAAGCAGTGTAGCTCAATACGATCAACGCAGAGTATTTGGTGGTTCGTACAATAACCCCTTAAAAGTATGGTTTACAAATGCAGGTTATCAGAACTTGATGATGTATCACCTGCCTGTATTAGATACTGATAGAATTGAAATTACAGCTGTAACATCTGACGCAGATAGAATTAAACACATTGTTGCTTTAGACAGTTTAATTTTAATGACAGGTTCAAGTGAGTTGCGTGTATTCACGCAAAACAGTGATGCGCTAACTCCTAGTTCTGTTGCTGTTCGTGCTCAATCTTTTGTTGGTTCAAACAATGTACAACCTGTAATTGTAAATAACTTGATTGTGTATGTGTCACAACGTGGCGGTCACGTTCGTACATTAGGTTATAACTACAATCAACAAGGTTATGTTTCTACTGATATTTCAGTACGTGCTCCACATCTATTTGATAACAAAGATGTGACATCAATCACACTTTGCAAATCACCTGTACAGGTTGTATGGGCGGTATCTTCTGACGGCAAATTGTTAGGTTGTACCTTTTCACCTGAACAAGATCAAGTAGCATGGCATAGACACTCTACTGTAAACGGTAAATTTGAAAGTGTGTGCGCCATTTCAGAGGGCACGGAAGATCACCTTTATGTTGTAGTTAATCGTAATGGAACACGTTATATCGAACGTAGTGATAACTTTAACGCTAATAAATCAAAAGAATATTATCGCTGTTTAGACAGTTACCTTGATACAACTTTTTCAACTAATCAATCTAAAGTTAGTGGGTTAAATCATTTAGAGGGTCAAGAGGTTGCTGTTTATGTTGACGGTGTACAGCAATCTAACAAGGTTGTAAAACAAGGTTTAATTGTCTTAGATAAAGCAGGTAAAAATATCGCAGTCGGTTTACCTATTACAGCTAGTTTTATTTCAGTTCCTTTGACTATCGCTAATACAGAGGCTGATTTACAAGATAGAACTAAAAATATTTCAGAGGTTAATTTAAGAGTTAGCTATGAGGGTGATCTTTATAGTGCTAATTATCCACGTGGCGATGAGTTTAAGTGTCAACGCTTAGATGAGTATCAGACAGTTACAGGTGATGAAAGTTACTTGGTTAAGGTTGCAGTGAATGGCGAGTGGTCGGAACAATCACAATTTTCTATCAAGCATAAAAATGCAGTTCCTGTAGAAATTCAAAGTGTGATCCTTAATATAAATTATGAGGACGGTAAATAATGGCAATTCCACAATATGCACAAGCAGGTTACGGCGAATATCTAAAAAAGCAGTCATCATCTTTACAAGATGCTATTGCAACATCACACAATACAAGTGGCACTAGTAGCCGAGTTTCTATCGGTGGTAACAGGTCGAGCACATCATCAAGCAAAAATGGAGTTAATAAAGGCACAAGTCGATTAAGAAAAAATGCAGATGCTATCCCTGATTATAATATTTGGACAGCACTTGCAAAAGCCTGTATGAACGCAACCGCTGAATGGTTTGACAGTATGACCGAGCGTAGGGGGTTAGAGGCACAAGCAACAGGTTATCTAAATCAAGTGCAAACGTCACAAATGAACGCAACACTTGTAGATAATAGAAAAGAGTTAGCGGAGCTTGATGTTAGAAGTGCTTGCAATGATGTTTACAATCAGTATTTTAACGGTCAAATTCAAGCCTTTGAGCAAGGCTTGCAAGATGCACAAGTCACAGCTAATCAGCAGGCACAAAGTGCTAGTAGTGGTGTTCGCATGAATAGTGGTAGTAAAGGAGAGATAAATCAAAGCAACAAGCTATCATCAGAAATAAATCAATACATTATTCAAAGAAATACTGATAGTAACGCTAGCAATGCACGACAGCAAATGTACACATCTATGCGACAACTATCAGACTTAGATTTACAGAAAGCAAATTATATAGCACAAGGGTACGTGGCTATGGGTAACTATCAAGCAATGAAAATTCAAGCTAAGGCAATTAAGCCTTTAGAACAAGCAGGCTTTGCGTTTGCAGAAAGCATGGCAAGCTCAATATCTAATATGGGTGGTATGGGTATTGGCGGAGGTAAATAATGGCGATTTTATTACCAACTGAAAGATTAAATCTTAGTGATCGTGGTGGTATGTCACACGCACAAGGTTCTAATACTGAATTAAAATCTTTTACAGTTGATCCACGCATTCCTTTTTTAGTTAAGCCTAATGGAGTAAGACGGTTTAGTTTGCCTATTACTGAGGCGATTGGTGCATTAGTTGAACGTGTACAACAGCGAAAATTACAAGGTATTCAAAATGAAGCTAAGAATGAATTTACAGAACAGGCTAACAAGTTACTTGTAGATTATCGTGAAAAGAAATTAAAAGGTGCTATCAATGGCATTGATGATTATAACAATCAGTTAGATGATCTAAAAAAACAATACAGTGACATCTTTAAAAATCATCGTGACTTTAAAGAAACAACTGACAAATGGCTTGACGACCAAACAACAAGTTATAAAACAAATGGTTACGATCATTACTCTAATCAGGTATTTAAACAAAATGATATAGAGTTACAAGCACGCATTACTAATACAAATATTGCTTTTCAGAATAACGCAACATCACCACAAGCACCTAAGTTTTATCAAGAATATCAAGATGCTAATAGAGCTTATCTAGAATTTAGCGGTTATGATTTAAACAGTGAAGAGGCGCAAGTTGCTTTAACTAAAGCTAATGATGAGGCTATCACTCAATTAGTTAATTATAACTGTAATGCAGAACAATACGGCATCGCACGCAACCGATTAGAAACATTTAAGAATAGTATCAATAGCACTACTTATCGTGACTTATTGCTAAAGATTAAAGACGGTTTAGAAAAACAGGCTAAACAAGCACAGGCAGAACGTGATGCGAAAGCAAGAGCTAATGAAGTAAGCACACAACCTTTGACCGTACAGCAAAAGATACAGCTTAAAAATGATTATTTTGCTAAGAGATTTGATGAGTTAAAAGCTATTAGAGCTAATCCTAAAGCTGATGATTATGAAAAATACAAAAATTATAGTGATGAGCAGTTAGCATCACTAGCCGATGCTGATGCTTATATGTACGTAAGTAATTATGACAATAAGCTAAGAAGTATTAACAACGAAGATTTTTTTACACGTCAAGCTATTAGAAGTGTACTGGGTACATTTAGCGTACAGCAGTTATCGCAGGTAACATCTGACAATATTATGAGTTTGTTTTCTCCACAACAACAAGATGCGGTTGCTAGTTATTATGACGGTAACATGGAAAGTGCTAAAAAAATGATGATTGAAGAGCTTGATAATATTAGATCAAACATAGGCTCAAATACTTTAAAAAATTTAAAGAGCTTACCTAAAGAAAAGGCTTATCAATTTATCCATGATCCTAAGTGGATAGCTAACAACCCTATTTCAATAAAAGATGAAAATGAATTTAATATCTTTAAACAGGACTTAGAAAAAGATCATGCTGACGGAAAATTAAAAGTAGGCAATCAGCAGGCACAAGATATTATTACAGCAAACATCACCGATACTTATGGCAAAAAACTTGAAAACTTAGAGCCTTACGAATTAGATATTGTATCTACCGTAAATGATGAACTTAATCGCAGAATTTATAACCTTGAACAAAGTACAGGAAAACAAGCAAGTGCAGATCAAGTTTTGAGTATTACTCAAAATTACTTTAACGATCCGCAAGGCTTTAAAACTTTAAAGAAACAATCACAACAAAGAATTGATAGATTAGAAGATGTCTTTGATTTGTTTAAGCAAGGTGATTTATTAAAAGACAATTATACTGACGATCAAATCATTGCAAAAATAGCTAACCTAGATAGCGAATATGCACAAGAAAATGGCGGTCAATATCCTAGTGCTAATCAGTTATATAACTATGCGTTAGATAAAAAAGCTATTTTCTTACGTTATGATGTGACTTATAAACAGTATGAACAAGCTAAGAAACAAAAAGAACGTGATACAGATAGTATTGCAATCGGTTCATATTTAGGTGAAGTTCCTGACGATATAGAAAAATCTGATAGATACTCAATTAAATCAGATGTTGTACCTGTTGAACAAGGTAACATTGATTTATTAAATCGTCCAAAAGTTAAAAATAAAGACGGTTCAGTATCTACCGTACGTTCAATCTCTGTAAGTATTGACGGCTTAGAAGTTCTATTACCTACTGTTATCAATGGAAAGGTAGTGTCTGAAAAAGAAGCTATACAACATTACATTAAGACAGGTGAACATTTAGGTAAATTCAAGACAGTAAAAGATGCAAATCAATATGCACAAGACTTGCACGAACAGCAAGAAGAATACTATTTAAAGTAGGTGAGTATGGAAGATAATATTACTATCAATTCCTTATTAGACAGACAATTTCCACAAGAACAACAAGACAAGTTAAGAGAACAACTTGCAAGAAAATATGATCCTACACAATCAGTTAAACAACCTAGAGCTAACTTTGTAACAGCAACTGAAAGAAATTTACTCAATGAAAGTAATTCTTTTATAGAAGATTTAAGTGCACCTGATGTACAACTTGATGATAACTCTACATTAGCTGACCGTGCACATGCTCAATTAGTACAAGAAAAAAGAGCAAAAGCAAAGCTGATTAGTAATGTTTTTGATTATTCTTTAAAACAAAATAAAACAAATGCACAAGCTGAAACAGAACAGGCTATCAATGAATTAGGCGAAAGCAGCGCACCTTTAATAAATAACGAAATTGTAGCGCAGGTAATGGCTCAAAAGGCTATGAATACCTATTATGACTATGCGGATAAATACGGTATTCCTAGCGAAAAATTATTAGATGATCCTAAGTTTTGCCGAAATTTAGATCCTGAAACATACAAGTATTTTGCGGTTGCATCTAATCTTAGATCTTATGATGAGAAGTTTTTTTATGATACCCGCAGAGCATGGAACAATACATCTAACGCTAGAAAGTTTAATCAACAATTAGTTGAAAGAATAAATAACGGCGAAAGCATTGACGTAAAAGATTTAGTCAATGACTATGTTCAGGCAACCGAAAGATACAGCATAGGTGATGAAACAAAATGGGGTAGCTTTGTATCAGCTGTAAATAGTTTTGTAACACCATTTTTTAATCTAAAAAATTTAGGCGCAGGTGTTGCAGGTGCAGGTGCGGGTGCAGGTATCGGCGCTAGTGCAGGTGCTGTTGGTGCTCATATCGGTGTAGGTGCGGGTGCTATCAGCGGTGCTTTATGGGGCGGTTTTGCAGGTGTTAATGCTTATGATACATACGTCCAATCACAAGGCGACACCGTTATGCAAATCTTAGCTAATGATCCTAAAGGTAATGCGCAAGATGTGTACGATAAATATAAATATAAAAACGTTCTATTAAGTGGTGCACTTGCACTTACTGATGTTTTATTCTTAGGCGGTACAAAAGCTGTTAAAGGTGCATATAAAGTAGTAACAGCAGGTAGCAGAAAGAAAGTACAAGAAAGCCTAGCAGATACGGTATTCAAGAACGCAACGAATAAAACTACATCGGAGCAATTACTACAACTAAAGAATAAGGCTTACAGTGAACTAGGTAAACAAACAGCAAAAGATGTTGGTTTTGGTACAGGTATCGGAGCAGGTGGCACAGGTTTATATTCAGCTGTTACACAAGACAATGTTAATGATTATTTAGAAACAGACAATCGTTTAGGCGAGTTTGCTAAAAACTTTAGCGAGGGAGTGGCAGAGGGTATCGCACCTAGTGCTATTCTTACTGTAGCCTTTAGAGCTCCTAGCCTAGTTAAGCAATCAATGGGTATACGTTCAGCCGTTAATACATTAAATAAACTTATTGAAGATCAAGCAAGCCTAGACATCTTAGCAAAAACACCATTAGCACAAAGAGATAGTGCAACTAACGGCACAATCGCTGACGGTGTTTTACGTTCTGTTTATGTTGACAGTGAGCTAGCAAACAGTAAGTTAGTAGAGCAAGGCATAGATGTTAATACTTTACCTGACAATGTTAAGGCTAAGTTCACACAGGAAAGCAACGGCTCATTATCAGAGATTAAGCCTAGTGAATGGTTGGAACTACCACAAGAGATTAGAGAGGTTTTATCTGATGTAACTACTGACGGTCAAGGCAAGCCTTTACCTAGCGAATTGCGAGAGGTTTTATCAGATAAGAAAATCAATAAGTTAAGAACTGAATTAGGCGATGAGTATATTAAGGCGGTTGCACAGCAAAAAGACAAAGAAAATTTAGAGCTTGAAATTAAGCAAGAACTAGCTAAGGTTGCAATCAATACTAACTCACGAGATCAAGGCTTGATAGCTCATACTATTAGCTCATTCTGTACCGCTTTAGGTGACAGCTTAGGCATTAGTGCACGTGAAGTGTATGCTAAATTTAAGCCTAAGTATGAACTTGTAAACAGAGAAAATTTTACAGCAAACAAAGAAGCTATTGATGATCCAAATACTAAAGGCACCTTTGACGGTAAAACATTTCAGCTAAAGAAAGATAGCTCATTTACAGACGTATTCCATGAGTTAAGTCATTGGTTTTTAGACACAACAAAAGAGTTAGCTAAAAATAACAATGTAGCTAAAACTAAAATTAACCGCCTGATTAAGTGGTACGACCCTAAACTTGATGTAAATACCATTAGCGATAGTCAGTGGGCACAGTTACAAGAAAGATTTGTAGCACGTTTCTTATCAGAAATTATTACAGGCAAGCCTGCTAATTCCGAAATCTTTAGAGATTTAAAAAGAACTCTAAACACTATCAGCAAATCTACTCTATTTACAGAGAAGATGACACCTGAAAATAAAGTTAAAGCTATTGAAGATAATTTTACAAATTCTTATAAGGGCGATACTTTGCCTGGTGCTGATGACAATTTCAGATTTTTTACAGACGGTTTATTTGATAGTGAGTATTTATATCAAGATGTTATGGCTCAATATCCTATACAGGATATGACAGCTGACATCTTTAACAGCCCATTAAGTGATCCTATTAAGAAGCTAATGCAAGAGGCTATGACTGATGATGTTGGAGCTTTACAGAATTTATTGCATAGCGAAATTAGTGCTATGTATTTTAAGCAAGCGTTAGTTTTAATGTCACATTCAAAGACATTCTTAAAAGATATTGAAAGGTTAAGAGAAAATATACCTAACAATATTTCTAAAGAAGAGAAAAAAAGATTAAACACATTCCTTGATAAGTTGATAAAAGAAAGTAGTAACTATCAAAAGTATTATGCTAGTGCTAAAAAAGACTTACAAAACAACAAGTTTATACAAGGTATCAATGACCTGCGCAAATCAAAAATGTTTTCATTACCATTAGCAGAACAGATAGGCAGTATCAGAAAACAACTTAAATATTTAAAGAAAAAGTATAAAGATTTATTTAATGACAGCAACGAGGGTGTAGCCCTTGATGAGTGGTTAGAACATAATCATAAGTTCTTACCTTTTGATCTTGAAAAGATTAGAGAATTAAACGGTGACAGTGACATCGTGGTTACATTCTGTAACCTGATGTTGCATACTCCAACCGTTGAGCAAATGGCGCATCAAATCGCAAGGCAGAAAATACAATCTAAGTTTATTAAAGAACAATCAAAGGACTTAGAAAACGTACAGCACACAGTTACTAAGATACATCATCAATTAGGCACAAGCCTTATGCGAGCTGTAAAGGTTGCACTTGGTATGCAAGATGATACCTTTAACATGACTAAACGCTTAAAGGCTTTAGCTAAATATGACTTAGACAATACATCATATAGACGTGCTAGCTTTAATGGGGCTAGACGTAATGCTAAACGTTGTAATGACAAAGTAAAAAAAGCCTTAGCACTAGGCGACTTAGAGGGAGCATTAAAGCAGCTTAACAATGAGTATTATCAGAACTCATTAGCCGATCAAACACTAACAGCTAAAAAATACATAGACAAAAAGCTCACAGGTTATAAGAGTTTTATTCGTAAAGCAAATAAAGATTTAGCTAAGAACTACGATACAGACATCGTAGAGCTTATGCGTATTGTCTTAGATAAAGATCATCTTAACCTATCAGATAGAACAGCTAAGTTTAATGTTGCTGAATTACGTGACCGATTAAATGATAGCTATCCACTAGCAAGCGAACTTATCACAAAGATTTGTGATGACATTGAAAACGCAAAAGAGATTAGAACATTCTATCAAGATCAATCTATCGGTTCACTTATGAACTTAATCAATCTTTTAGATACATTAAAAGATATTGCTAGAGATAGACAGCGCAAATTAACAGGTGACATCGCACAAGCACGTGATAATTTCGCTTCACGTTTAATAGACAGCTTAAAGTTATCAAAGACAGCTAAACGCTCCGAGCATGGAGTAAATACCAAATACGGTACAGCTACTACACGTGAGGAAACAAACTTTGACAAAATTAAAAAGAATGGTCGCTATCTGTTTGACTATACAGAACAGGTAGAAACTTTAATGCAGAAATTAGACGGTGAATTTTTAGGTGCATGGCATGAGTTCTACGAAAATGTAAGATCAGGTGATGTTGCTTATAAAATGGCATTGCATGATGTTATTAACACCCTTAATCCTGCATTGAATAAAGCCTTATTAAGTACATCAAAAATACAAAACTCTACATTTAGAACTGGCTTTATTAGTAAACAAACAGGGCGCGAAATTGTATTAGGTCAAAACAAATTCAAAGGTGCTACTAACCGAGAAATTATCGGTATTCTTTTGCACATGGGTACAAACTTTGAAAAGTTTTTAGACGGTTACATTCGTGATGATGAACGCTTTTCACATGAGCAAAATTTAATTCTTAAGAAACAAGTATTTGAAAACTTTTTTAATAGATCTGTTGATGAGGGCTTTATTACTAAGGAAATGCTAGATTTTTGTCAAGCTGTATGGAACACAGGACGAAAGCTAGAACCGCAAGTACAAAAGGCATCTAAAGAATTAAGAGGTTATGCGTTCTCACGTTTAGAGGGCAGAACTATTCGCACCAAATGGGGCGACTATGAAGCAGGATATGTACCTGCGGTATTAAATGCTGACTATGTTTCTGTTAAGTATGATCCTAGCAAGTCATTAGTAGAAAACGTAAACGGTGAGTTACAACAAACAGAAAACGTAATGGGGTTAAAAAATCCTAGCTTTACTAAGGAACGTTCAAAGAGTGCAAATCCATTAGAGCTTGACCCTGTAAAACTTATTCAAGGCTTTGAAAAAGAACTTAGATATATTCACTTATTACCTAAAGTTTTTGAGGCTTATAAATTATTACAGCGTGATGATGTTGTACAAGAGTTAGAACGTGTTGCACCTGACAGGCTTAAAAATGTGTTAGTGCCATGGTTACAAACACTAGCAACAGGTCGGGACCTGACATCAAGCAATATGATTAGTCAATATATAGGTAAGATGTTGACAGGTTCTAGCGGTGCATTGATGTTTATGAATGTTGTAAACACCGTACAGCAGACATCTAACTTATTTACTTTAATACCTAAAGTAGGCTTTGGTTCACTACTTAAAGCTATGGCTATCACTCTACGACACCCTATAAGCTGTGTAGATACCTTTTTACAAACAGCAACAGACGGTCAAAAGATACGCTTAACCGAAATTCACAATCGCTTACAAGAAATATTTGATGAAGTTCGTGTTCCTAGTGGAAATAAAATCAAAGATAAATTTAGTGATATTTCATCATGGATAACACGCAACGCTATGATTATGCAGATTGTGTATCAAAGACGATTAGATGTTATCGGATATATTGCAGCACAAGATTACGGACACAAGCAAGGTTGGAGTGTAGAAAAATCAAATCGCTATGGTGAAATGGTGGTTCGTACAGCCTTTATGTCCCCTGATAGAATTGATAGTGGTAAATGGGCTAAATCAAATGTATGGATCAAATCTATCAATCAGTTTGCGGGTTACTTTGTAAATCAATACAGAAACTGTGAGGCTGATTTAGTAGTCGCTTATAAGCAATATGGTTTAACTAATTTTCAATTTTACTTAAAAGCAAGTTCAGCAATTATTTTTGACTGGTTTGCAACTTTTGCTAGTGCCGAATTGGTTAATCAAGCAATGGGTACACGTGACCTATGGAGCGATGATGACGACACATTTAATAGTGCATTATGGGGGATTTTCGCAGGTTCATGGTCTAAAGGTTTAGCAAGCTCAATGCCTTTTGTAGGTAAGATTGTAAACACTGGTATTATTGATCCATTATTAGGTAATAACTTTTACAATTCATCATGGTTAAGTACACCTTTATTATCAAATCTAGCTGTAACAGCTAAGGCTATAACAAAACTTGTATCACCTAATAAAGAGTTAAGAGGTAGTGACATCAAAGGTATCTTAGTAACTCTATCCGTGCTAACAAGATCACCAGTCTTTGGCTTTGCAGGACGTCAAGCAGGTTACGTTTATGATTTATACAAAGGAAATATTAAGCCCACATCGATTATTGATCTAAGTTTAGGCTTAACAACAGGCATGAAGTCCGAAGATAGTAAAAAATAAATAACGTCAAAAACGTTGATACAATCAAGCAAACAAACATAACGGAGTTACAACATGAGCACCCTTACACAGGCAGAAGTGGATAGTGCTACAAACACAAATCAAGCAGGCACTTACAACACACCTACAGAAATTATTGCTGATAAGTTTATCGGTGAGTTAATAGGAAATGCGACTACAGCAAAGGCTTTACAGAAGAATTGGCGATTACGTTTAGTTGGTGACGTTGAGGGTTATGCTGATTTAAACGCATCAGATGCCGATTTGAAAGTTACTGTAAAACATTCAGACCATGCACGCACCGCAGATTTTGTGGGTTCAGCAAATTATGCTACCACTACAGCCCTTGCTGATTTGGCAAACTTAGCAACTTTTGCCCTTGAAGCAGGTTGTTTACGTACATTTGTAATTAAGTTCACCGAAGATAGTGCGATTAAAGGCACGATGACATGGGATAGTGATACATCAACCGTCACAATGAAGATTGATAAAGTGGACTTAGCAAAGGCGGGTGTAACTTTAGTTGATAATATTACTTTAGCTGATACAGAAAAGTTTGACAAAACTAAGTTGTACTTTGATGTTCCTAATTCTGCTTTATGGTTCTATGACAATCAATCAAACGTTTGGAAAAATTTATTACAGTACATTACAGATTACTTAGTAACTCTTACTAATAAAGACACAGAACAGCAGGCACAGATTGACAAAAACACAGAAGACATTGCTGATTTACAGCCTACAAAGTACACAGTTACATTTAACAATAAAACATACTCAATGCGTAATACTCTGATTGACGAGGTGTCAAATGGCTAATGAAAAAGAATGGCAACAAGACATAAGTACAGCTGTTGATGCTCATACTACTAAATTGTCAGATCATGAAAATCGCCTTAATCAGGCTAAAACAAACATCGCCGACCATGAAAAGCGTATTGATAATATCGAAACAACATCTGATGTAGGTCAGTTTGCTACACGTATTCAGGCTGTTGAAGAAAAGAATACAGAACAAGACAGTGCCATTGACACTTTAAAGAAAAATGTATCAGATAATTTACAAACAGCAAAGCAATACACAGATACAAAGTTAGCTGATTATGCCACTAAAACAGAAAACAGTGACACCTTAGAACAGGCTAAACAATATGCTAATAGTAAGGCAGATGACACCTTA